TTATTCAGCCGGACCAGCAGGCCAAACAGGTACCCGGTAACCCTGATTAACCGCTTCGATCAGGAGCCAGTAAGGGATATCAGGCAATTCAATTCGTGGCCAGTTCTCCTGTGTCGGCCACGTTTTAAACGCTAAACGGGTTTCGGCTAATTCACGCCGTTGTTCTGATGTCAGTGGCATATCATCAATCGAGTAGTCGCTGACCATCATGGGATCAGTGGCTTCGATAAAGGCATCTCTGTACCGGCGAGCAACGGCTGCTACTCGGTCCTTATCTGTTACCCACCGGGTACCATCCCATTGATCAAAGGTTGTTGTTGGCGCCAGTTCGGTGGTATCTGCCGGATAGTCGCCAATCTCACTCAGGGTAGTGGTCGCACCGGTTATTGTGCTATAGCGGGTTTCCCCCCGGTGATCAGGCAAATATTCCCACTGGCTATTATCGGCACTACGGCACACAGCAAAACCTTTTTTGGCTTTGAGTGACTTATCTAAATAGGTATTGGCTGGAATGCCGACGCCCTCGGCCAAATATTCTTCCACACTGGAAAGATACTCTCGGCTATCAGGATGAATATTAAATACAGTTACCCAACCTGCAAGTTGGGCCTGGTTGCTTTTATTCAGTACCGCCGGGGTTTTAATTACTGTCGTCATTATCTTGCCCTCACAATGTAGTTAAATGCAATGTTACGAGGCCGAGTAGACAGGTAGGCATACCATTCGTAACGTATTGAACTTACGCCAGCAGTGATCCATCGTTTCCCGTTAATACTGACCCACTGAGTATTGGTGAGTTGATCGCCAAAACCACTACTATATAAGCCGATAGAGCTAATATCGCCGGTATCGTTATCATCATAACCGCCCACAACGGTCCCTTCCTGAAAGCTTAATAATCCGCGTCCCGGATCAGCCAACTTTCCATCATCCCAGCCGCGAATAAACTCCCCGCGCAAATCGGGTAAAACACCACGGGTATAGACAGATGCTAGCTGAGGAAATTGCGCTTTATTGAATGTAGCACCATTACATTTTAGCCACCCTGACGGTGGGATATGAGCTGGCCACGGCATAGGAATTCCTACTGGGGCGACATCATTCCCGATTTGGATCCAGTCACTCCACGGGCCATTACCATTCCATACCCCCATTAAATTACGGACATATTTTCGCCCGGTATAAAATGGGGTATATTCCTGCTGAGCACCGTAAGCTGAGGGGCGTACAACTAATGAACCAGCAATAGTAATGGGGTAATTTCGGTCTAAAGTGGCAAACACATCCAAAGCTTGCACATAAATACCGAGTGCATCTTGACCTAGGCTATTGAGGTTAATTTCGTCTAAAACAGAGCGAAGCTGGAAGGCATTTACTATCCGTGAATCTCCGCCTGATGCAACGGTATCATTCGACGTTCCCACATCCCGTTTCGCTGCTTCCTTTAAACCAAGGTTTGTAAGAGCCTGCGCAACGGCAGCAGGCCCCGCAGCTGCTATTTCCGAAAAGTGATTGGCTGTCTGCAAATAGGTATTGGCATTTTCTTTACGCCACACGCCAATATCTAATGCGCCTGTTGGCTCTATCCCTGAGTTTTCTACTAATGCGAGATAGTGATTACCACCATGATTGACTCTCGCACCGACCTGATAGGGTGCATCAGCAAACCAAATCAACTGACCAAGGTTTTGCAATTCCTGTAAGGCCAAATCGACCCGGTTATGCCACCAGTTCTCCCATTTAGCCTCTGGGGGATCCTCTGATGCTCCCCCTGCCCAACCTCGAGCAATCAGAGCATCACCGGGGCGTTCAAATTGAACAGGTACACTGGCCCACGGTTTATTAAAACTCTCCTTTCTCGTCATATAAGCTCCAATTATATATAAGCGCCGTTACCGTACGGTTGTGCATCGAATGTGCCTTTATAGGCAAAGGGATGATGATTAAGCCGGATCTGTCCCGCGTTGACGCCTTGTGGCCTGGGAATTAAATCAAACAGGTGGACGATTACTAATATATTGGCCGGAATGGGTTTATCGACCCAGATAGTCTTGATGGTCATGTCCTGCCCATCAATAACGGCGGAACTGACATCCAGAATGTAATCAGCGGCTGTTTTGATTTCATCCAATGTAGCATTGCTGTTGTTTTTCTGGATTTTGGCTTTAATTAATACACGATAAAGATAATCTGATACGGGTACCTTACCGATTTGTTCATGTGGTGCTTTATACGACGCGACATTATAGGGCTGTGCACCACCAGTGCCGTTATAAGCAAATACTGATAAATAATCATTGCGGATAAGTGGCCGCTCAGTAAATCCAACAATACGGCCACATATATCCAGTTGGGCGCCCTCACCATTATCAATATCCAGCAGGTTATTTATTTTGGTGATCTGCTCTTCCAGAGAAGATTGACTGATAGCCGGTAAGATACCCAACCATTCAACTAATTTCGGTGCATTTTTGTATTGCAGATAAATTCGTGACAATGCTTTTTTATGGTGGTTATACATAGACCACCTCGATATTTTCGGCACTAAATATGCCTAACTGGTTAAAGGCGATCCTCACTACGCTATTGCTGGCCTGTTCGATAGTGGTGCCTACAGTGATTGCATTGACAAAGCCATTACCAGCCACCAAATGATTGACAGGGGTAAATAAGCGGCCAGCTCCAATATTTTCACCAATTTTAAAGCCCAGCTTAGAAAACCCATTGGTCTGATCAAAGCCAGTAATGCTGTACTCAACAATGGCCTGCTTTATTTCATCGTCAATGAATTCAGCATTGCTGACAACCTCTACCTTTGCATAAACCGGTACCAGTTGTGGGCGAAAGAAGGTTACGGTGATCGGGTTACCTTTTGGTGTAACAGTATCCAACGAGATTTTATTGGGAAATGTGTTGTAGCGGTTCAGCCCGCAGCCGGGGCTTTTATTGGTTGCGATACTGCAGATCACATCCTCAATGCTGCCACCATCAACAAATATCGCCATTGAGTGGCCGAATATCCCATTCTCATCCGCTTGATCCTCAACGTTTTCATAGATACGCGCCCGTTTAACATCCTCAATATTGACCAGTGCCGCATAAATATTATCAATCTGGTTTGATCCTGGTAACGCGACTGACTCATTGCGTCGAATGCGAAACGCATTATTGGTTTCTTTATCCAGCCCCATTGAAGCCGTCGCGCCATTAGTCACTGCTGTAATACCGCCGATGGGGGTCGCGATGATTGTCAGGTTATCGCTATTAGCCCCCTGCGCTCCAGCCAACGTACAAGTGGCGTTAACCGTCGCATTACCTGCCGCGTCGGTGACAACATCACCATCGGTCGCCCATAAAGTATTGGTTACTCTGTTTCTGATTAATGTTCCGGCCCTGACAGGGGTAAAAGCGATACCGTGAAAATTAACGGTCACGGTTGAATAGGTCGCACTTTTGCGTTTGATTCCAGCAAATGCGGCGATGCGATCTAATTGTTGGTCAATCGCTGAATGGGGATCTGCGGCGTGATAGGCATTAATCACCGCTTCATCCAAATTGGCTAATACCTCACACCAAATAGCGATTGCCAAACCATCCGGTGATTCCGGATTAATATTCCAGCCATCATCAATAGCAAGATAATGCTGGCGCATGGTATCCAGATATTCACTCAACGTAGTGCCAGTAACTCCGTAACGATTAATGGTTGCCATCAGAACAAATCCTCAGTCAACAGGAAATCAAATGCATCGTTATGAATATCGATCACAGCAGCAAATACCGTAATTTTACGATTCTTCATATCCAGATCCATTTCAAAGCGGTGAATGGTCAGCACACCTTTGGCTGCCAGCAAGCGCTGCTTAATGTTGGCTTCGGCAATATACTGCGAGGTTTTACCCAATATGCTTTGAAACCACGGCGTTCCCTCGGTAGCATTCAAAAAATACTCTCCGAGAAATAACCGCAGGCAGCAAATCATGGCTTGCCGGGTTGCCTCTTTGCCGGTGGCAAACTGGGTTCCATGGGTAATAATATCGCCATTTTGGTAATTGCGGATCATCGTGCCTCCAGAAACAAAAAGCCCCAGCATTAGCCAGGGCGATAACAGGTAGGAGCAAATCTGAGTAATTAGGTTATTGCGGCCCATCAGTGCGATCATTGCCACGCTGTACACCGCCGTGGTCATGTTCACCAACCTCCAGATCACCAACTGCCAGGCCACCTTGTGTTACCTCGGTACGACCATTCAGCATGGTTTGCCCATCATTGGAAAACTCAGGGCCGCTGTATCTCATACCAGATCCGGTGAGTACCAGTGTGGTACCTCCGGCTACCAGTTTGATTTCACTCTCAGTGAGATGAATGCGCACACCGCCGCTTTTATTACTAAAACCGATGCCATCCGTCGGCAAGCCAGCGATAACGGTTTGTTGGGAACGGTAGCCAGGGGCAAAGAAAGCATCTGATGGATTAAACATTCGGGCATCCAGTGGGGCAACTGGCCCCCCTTGACTCAACCAATTGTCGATAGAACGCTGGCTGAAATGGATATAGCCCTCCGTACCCGTCGGTAACTCGTGAAAAACAGTCCACTCAGCACTACCGGAAAAGTGCACGGGCACATGTTCAATCAATGGCAGTGTGATGAACTGGTTGTCGCCAATGTGCCGTTGAATACCGCATTCCACTACAGCACGCTGTAACCTTGAGTTATAGCTAATGACCTTGCCGGGTATACCGATCATCAGATCATGTATCATGGTTTGTTTTAACATCATTAGCGTGGTATAGAGTGGATTACTCTCAATCATAATGACCTCAGAGAGTACGCCATTGACTGATCAGCGTGGTTTTCCATATATCCCCCCAAAAAGTCCCCTCATGGTATGTTCGTAACACATTAAACTGACCCGTCTGTTGCTGAATATTCGCCAGATTATTGAGATCGGTGTTATACATACCACTGAAGTTAATCGTCCAGAAACTGGACGTTACGTTAATCACATCGGCTGGCTGGATCTGATGATTCATTTTAACGTCAATCTCCATCGTATTGAGATACCAGCGGGGTACACTTTCCATACCATTCTTCGCAGTTATCTCATGGGTTGCCCATGTTCTGGCTGCCCCCTCTCTGGCTAATAGCACCCGTGATGACGTGATCATCCAGTAATATTTCCAGTCCTCTTTCATGCTGTCTAGAATATAGCGACATAAGCGACCACCGGAATTATAGGAGGTGGTAAAGCGAGGCAGATCTGAAAAGTCGCCAATCACTTCAACATCAAGACCAAAAGCCACCGCAACATCTTTTAGCATTTCAATAGCCGGGGTATTGGTTCCCCATGTTTTAAAAATCGTCGTATTCCATGTCAGACCAATAGTGCGGCAATACAGTCGCAGGCAGGTATTGACGCCCTCTTTGACCACTTCAATATTATGTATTTGCCCACTGAATATCGTGCCAATATTATCGCCATAACCTGCTTTCAAAATCAGGCGGCCATAGCGTTTTTCTTTATCGTCATAGCGTTGGATTAATGCACGAGTGCGAGCTGAAATACCGTAAAGGGTAATTCTGGCGGTTGCATCAACATTCTGCGGTGTATTATCTACAGCAAAGCGTATCTCCAATGGTGGCTGATACGTCAGCTCATCACCACTGACCAGGGTAATGGTTAGCTGGTAATTTCGGCCAAAATAGCTACTCATTATAGGGATACCATATCAGACGGTTACTGATGCCAAGATTAGCGATAGTTGGTGTATCCCCGTCGAAAACCAGAGGACCAATATCCGTATTTAACCCGGCCAATAAATTAACACCACTATGTAATGCACGTCCCAATACAACAGGTTCTCCCTGTTCATAGATATCAACGCAAAAATAATTAAACCGGGTGAGCCAATGAAGGCGAAATACCAGATAGTGATTATTCAATTGCACACGAAAACGTTGTATGGCATAACCTTTATTAAGCGGGATAATTTTCATCACGTGGCCTCGACAAATACCTCACCAAATGAAAATTCACGCTGCCCCTGAGTCGCTGCACTATCGCCATAGGGTAAATTGGCATTCGTCTCAGCCTCTGTGTCATAGATAATATTCAGTTGCAGCAGTTCAACAACGATTTCCAATCCACCTTCATTTTCTTTTTTCACCTGAGTTCGGGTATTGGTGATCAGGCAGTTTTTATAAGCCGCACCACGACTGGCCACCAGCTCAAAAGGGGTATGTGAACGTTGTAATTCGCGTAATTGCTCGAGTAAGTTTTGCGATCGGGTTGAGCGAGATTGTGATCTTAGCGTACCGGAATAACGGCTGGAGCCTACCGAGGCCGCAATACCAGCCAGTGCTGCGGTCCTGCCTGAAAGCAAACTAGCCGCAACACCGGTTGTGATACTGGCACCGATCCCCAACAACCCGGTAATACCGCTATCTTGTTGAGCCATCAACTCGCGAAACCAGTTATCAGAAACACCAATGGTCATTGTTAAAGCCAACGCGCGAGTGACCGCATTATCGTGAGCCGTGTTAGCATTTTCCAGTGGGAACTCGCTGACATCGGTGCGTAGCTCACTGGACTCTTCCAGTAAAGCGTCAAAATAGAGATTGCCTATCCGGGGACGATTACGGGTAAATAATCCGGTGATTGCCATCAGTAGTGCTCCGTATACATCAGGTCCCTCGCCTGCTGTGCAAGCTGGGTAGTGGCTTGTAATATACCGTTACGAATAGAATCCGCATCGCCACCCACAGTGCCCACACTGATAGTATTATATTGTTCCAACCGAACATCTCCCCGTGGAGACGATGCAGCCATTGGTTGCACTGGGGTGATCTGGCGGTCAGAGTAGCCCTGAATATCTTCCCAAGAACGTTTCGGTTGTGCATAGTTTGACGATGGCAGTGAGGCCCAAACACCCCCTAATTCACCCGTTGCATCAGCAAAATTACCGTTTACGACATTTTCTAACTGGCCAGCTCGCTGGATAAGAAACAATGCAGCAATATCCTGACTGCGTGGTGAGAAGTCAGTCAGATTAAGGGCTTTGGCAGCATCATCCCAAGAGTCTCTGGTGAACTGATACCGCCCTGCAGCAGAAGTTTTATTAGGGGTACCGTCAGGTTGCTTAAACTCTATCAATTTTCGAGGGTGGTCACTGATATCATAAAATTGGTCACCACCAAACAACGTGTTATAACCGGAATTGGCATAACCAGCCGTTCCCTCTGCTTTAGCGAGCATGTCCAGATACTGACGAACGTTTGTGTGGTCAACCAAATGGCTAAGGTTGTTATTCCCTTTTTGATAAAAAATCTCGGGGCTATTTGGGTTGTTGGCCGCTGGTGTGAACTGGTTTAATTGCTGTGTGTCGTCACGGGTATCATACAATAGCGGGCTATAATTGGCCGTTTCTCCCGTGTTGGCTAATACCTCTGGATATTGGCGAACATTTGGATAATTAGCTGGGCGATTAAGGCCATCGGTATCGTCCAGATAAGGGATATCAGGATTATTCTTAGCCCAATTCTGACGTTTGAGCGAGTCGGGATTGCTCATGGCTTTAGCATCATCAGCACTGGTGAAAATATTGCCGGGCGTCAATGCGGCAGTCACCCCGATGGTTACTGGATTAAACAACAATCGCGAGGTCCATCCTCGTTCACCAGCAACGGAGACCGGTGGTTTTCCTCCCGCACGAGGTAATATTCCTCCAACAAACTTTAATGCACCCGCTGTACCCACGACCCCTGCTGCGGTCAAAATCGCTTTTGACACCTCAGGATTTTCATTAATAAACTGATTAATACTCCCTAATAAGGCATTAATTATTGGTAATAAGTCTCTTCCCATTAAACGTGCCAGATTCTCAAAATTGGTTGCCAAAGTAGCCATCTCTTTATTGAATGCATTGGCAGAGTCGATAAGTTTAGGATCCAGCGGTTTGTATAACGCTTCAAAATTTTTTAGTGAGGTATTAAATTTCTTTATTCCCCCCTCTAACAAGCGAGTAAACGGATCATTATCACCGGCACTAATCCCGTTACGTAGATTTCGCCGCTGATCGTTATTCATTTTCTCGTATGCATTGATCAAATACGTCAGTGAATCCATACCGGTTTTAAGGGCAAACTCTGCGGGATTAAATAAGCCATTCCAATAAGCTTTATCCCCTAATTCGCCTTGAGTGGCACGTTGTTGTAAGTCAGGGATTTTCTGGACAATCTGGTTAGCCGCATCCGGGCTGAGGCCAAGACTGCGCATCGCATAACGTAGGCCGTCAATCTGCTTGACGGTAAAGTTGGTAATCTTACTCAACCTGTCCATTTCTAATACTGAGGCAGATAAATCAGTAGTCAGGGCTTTTAAACCGATACCGGTACCGGCTGCGGCGGCCAGTTGCAATATGCCGTCTTTAATCCCTTTAACGGCATCATTGGCTTTTTGAAAGCTCTTTGCATCCGTTTCCAGGCCAAGGGAAACCAAGAGAGAATCAATTGTCTCAGACATAGAAACCTCGTTGTATAGGCGTAAAAAAACCCGCACCTAGCGGGTTCCTTGAGTCTGCTGGAATAATTATTAATGTGTTATTTTTCTGTATTGAAACGCTGTCAAAGCCCGCATTCCAAAATCAATCTATTCAATAATCGACACCTTCGATTAGTATTATCAAATCTGTTAACGAGTGAGGATGGCATTTGCAATTGGCTTCCCACAAGCTAGGGAAATTAACTGATATAGGATATCGTTTACCTTTATTTTTCTTGCACCAATCACAACATCGATGATCTATAATCACTGACACTTTATACATTTCCGCACCACATGAAATTAATTTATTATATCGATTAATTATGGCACTTCTTGTTCTTGCTCTATGGTATATACCATCAATGATAGCATTCTGTTTTTTTATTGTTGTAGTATCAACGCTAGGATGAATAAATTTAAACAATTCTATCTTTTTATCTTTGGCCCTACACTCATCAGTGTAAAATTTAACAAGCGCATTTTCTCCTCTATTATCAAAATCAGGACTACGTAACACCTCTTCAACCAGAAACGGCTTAATATCTAAAATTGTCGAGGGTATTTTATCCTTAACTAATCTCCTGCTTTTTTTCTTAAACAACCATCCCAGCAACATCACTAATCCCCCCTACACAATTTACAAGTGGAAATATCCTACCATCGGTTGACGCCCAGATCACGCAGCATGGCTACCTTTTATCCGCACCTTTTTTAAGCCTTTCTACCTCATTCTCTAATACGGCAATCCGTTCAGCAATGCTTGCCATATCTAGTGGTTTGACATCTTTGTTCTTTTCTACCCATGCCTCTATTGCTGCGACCATTTCAGCATTTGCCGATCTTCCATTAACGTCAGCTAGTTCAGCCACCCTTTCCTTAAGATTGAGTGGCAGTCGCAAGTTAACCTGTGGGTGCTTATATGCTCTTTCAGACATGATTACCCCTCTATATTTCCTATAGAGTAGATGCGTACCTATTGACTATCAATGCATACCTAAATACTATGTATGCGTACCAACCACATAGGAGTGAAGAAATGAAAGTAAAAACACTGCGGGTACCATCATGGTTAGAGGATGCAATGGAAACCCTAGCCAAGAAAGGCGATAGATCATTTAGTAAAGAAGTCGTTAGGGCTATGAGAGAGTATGCAGAAAGAAACGGAATAAAATGCCCTGAATAAACGAAGCCCCAACCGCTTGAACAGTCAGGGCCTCTAATTTGTCCGCACCGCTTAAGGAAACGAACATGACCACTTTAGCAAAAACTGTATCAACAAACACGCAAAGCCGTGCAATATCTGTTGATAGCTTGCCAAGCATATCGCATAACAGTGTTCCAGTTATCACCACAGAATTGCTGGCGAATTTATATGGCACCGTACCTATTCGAATTCGTCAGAGCCACAAGCGTAACTCCGACCATTTCATTTGTGGTAAGCACTATTTCAAACTGGAAGGGAAGGAACTTGCTGATTTGCGAGTATCTTTAAGCTACTCACAAAATCTAGTCTCTCCAAAAGTTCGTGTGCTCATCCTCTGGACAGAACGCGGCGCTGCCCGTCATGCCAAAATGCTTGAAACAGATCAGGCATGGGAAGTATTCGAAAAACTGGAAGATTGCTACTTCAATGCTAAGGCAGAGGCAGTAAAACAACCTAAGCAGAAAAAATCATCATTTGATGAGCGTACGCCACTCCGTCAGTATGTTGAAAAAATGATAGCCAACAAGTCAGGTATGAAGTACCCGGCAATCTGGAGGCTAGTTCATGACCGTTTCGACGTCGAGCACATTAACCAGTTATCAGCCAGCGAATCCCTTGAAGCCGTAGAATTTCTGAAAGTAATCGAGGGTGAATTCATCGGCAAGCAGGAAGCATTGCCAACGCCGAAAATATCCTACCCAATGTCATTTTTCGACAGCTACCGTTGGATTGTTGGCGAAAAGGCGTTGAGTGCTCCGTGGTCGTATCCAGCAAACCTACTGACTCCCGATGCTGATTACCCCAACCCATGCAGACTTCTGCTGGATGATATGAAAGAAGCTGGATACAAAGTAGATGCTGCATTGTTCCAATTATTATCATTGCAACACCATGTTCAGATGTTGCGCAAAAAGGTTACTGCGGTAGAAAGAGTCGTTGGCTGTAACTAAAATCACACCGGCGCACGGACGCGCCAGAAAGCCGAAAGTTAACGGGCATCCTTGCCCATACTCAATCATGCTGCCGCATACAGTAACTTCATCTGCCCTTTAACCGGGAAAGCGGCCATGCAACGGGCATCAAAATCACGATAATCCGAACAGCCATTCGCTATTGATGTGACGCGGATAATTTGATGTTCGACAAGGGTTAGCGCGTCAGGTTTCAAGTATTTATGGATTTTTTCCCCTTCTTAATCATGCCCTTTACTTCGGCATAAACGTCAGGTGGCAGCACCGGGCCATAAATCCACTTTGCGCTAATCATCCCGAACAAGGCAGGGCGGCGGTTTGGCCGATGTCGTGGCAACCCTGACATTTTGAATAATGCGGAGTAAAATGGATCGCTAAATCTCTTTTCCCACGGCACTGACTCACCGAGTAAAAACACCGCTTTAATTCGCTCATCATCCACGTTAGCTGAATTGCCGCGAATGATGGCGTCAATCTGCTCGTCACACCAGATTTCAAAGTCTACCGAAAGCCAGCGTTTACGGTATCAGTACTGGTGCAAACGTCATCATTGATATGGACTGTTAAGCTACTTACTCCTTGCCCTTTCAATAACATCAATTAATTCGTCAATCACATCATGCATCAGTTGCACATCATCAATGGTGTAAGTATGAGGCTCGACCAAAGTCAATTGATCTTCTGCAGTAAAATGAGTGAAATACCAGATCGCATTATTTTCTCCATTAATGCAGTTTTCGACATAGCCCCCAGCGGGTAACTGGCGGTTTTTATTTTTCCATATACCGCACAAAAATTATTTAATGAACATGTATGCTTGGTAATACTCTTTGCCAACCAATATCCGTCAGATCCTCCTCACGGATATTGCCGATTTCTCTACTTAAAATAACTCGAGCATCTTCAAGAGTTCTTTCATACTCAGTTGCCATAGTCCAAAGTGAAGCACCGAACGGTGAATGGAGTTTGCTCAGCCCTTCACTTACAATCTCGGCCTCTTCCCGCATATGGTTAGCAGCTTTGTATAACCATGCCAAAGAACACAGCTCATCAGTATTTATAGTCAGCGTATAGCTCTTCTTCCAAAACGCCCCCTGATACCCTATAGAAACTTCTCTATCCAGGAGATCTAAAACCCATCTACGGAATTTTTTAGCAACAATGGTTCGGGCAAACATTGCCACCAAGTGAGCACCGCGTAGAGAGAAAATGCGGACACGCCTTGCGCGTAACTTGTTGTTTATTCCATTGGTCATTGATTCAATGACCAATGACATCGCCGGAGTGAACTCGTCCTTATTCTCATTAAAAAGGTTGGTTATTGATTTTGCACTTTTATATTGTAACGCTGCCGCCAATTCAGAAGATGCTAACCAAATTTGGCTCCCTTCTTGGATAGGGTGGAACTTAGTATTGTGGAATTGGAGTTGATTATTTGCTATACTTTTCATGTCGGTTACTCGCTTAAGGTTGCTGACAAAACGAGGCCCTGATTGTTACTAGCAGTCGGGGCTTCACTATTTTGATTACGCACTCAACTTCTCTTAATGCTACGAGCCAGTCTTTGAATAATGGCTGAGTTCAACGAAATTCCATTCGTTTTTCTTCTCGGTATACAATGTATCCACTACCGCCTCTTTTTGAGACCATAACGAAATAATGTCATTATGACATCAGTTGATATAGTGTCAATATGACAGTATTCTATGATACGGATTTGTATCACTCGATAAGTGCTCAGATGTCAGATAAACCAGTTTCAGCCCAAGATAAGTTTATGTTGCGCCTACCTGATGGTATGAGGGAAGCGATAGGAGAACGTGCCAAGCAAAATGGCCGTTCAATGAATTCTGAGATAGTACAAATCCTTCAAGACGCTATAGATGGGGAGAAAAATTTAACTGACCTCTCGTTACTTATTGAAAAAATACCTTCAAATGCAAATAGCGATGAAATAACTGAAGTTTTCAGGAAGCTGGTTGATCAACAAAATGAACTTCTCAAAAAATTTCTTGAACAAAACAATGTAATGAGAGTAATGCTTAAAGAAGCAAACAAAAGCTGACCAAAAGAGCACGGACGAACCAGAAAGCAAAAGTTCGCTCATTAATCGATGGCTGTATAGTTAATTCCTAATAGGTTTGTTATGGCTCGCAGGAAAGAATTAGTTGGCGTTACACACGGTATTATCCGCTCATTTAATAATAGAAATAATGACATAAATGGTTACTGGGCTATCGGACAACTGAAGTCTTTTGCTGCGCTGAATGGGCTTGCCTCAATAACGTTCAACTTATTGCCAATTGAACCGGCGTTCAATATTGAGCTAATAAACAAAGTGACCAAGAACTACTCCGCTAAGTTGTATTCACTTTTAATATCACAGCGCATACCCGTTGGTTGGATCCAGAATGCAGCCATCGTTATCCAGTTCAGCGGCGTTACACCATCCTTATCAGAAGTGAACCGCTGTTCATTTGGAGAGTTCTATCATTGTTCCTGTGAAGTAATCGACGACAACGGAAAAAGTTACATTGCGAGTGATTATGGGTTTTGCCTGCCGCATTCACCACATAAAGAGTTAAAGCGCTTCACTCGTTAGCCAGATTTCAAAATCTACTGAAAGCCAGCGTTTACGGTATCAGTACTGGTGCAAACGTCATCATTGATATGGACTGTTAAGCTACTTACTCCTTGCCCTTTCAATAACATCAATTAATTCGTCAATCACATCATGCATCAGTTGCACGTCATCAATGGTGTAAGTGCCATCCAGCATATCTGACCACCTCGCCAACGGCGGGCAGAGTTGCCCGGTACCGGTGCAGGGTCGCCATAAAAACCAATCTACACGGGAGGGTTGTGCGGGTTGTTTTCCGCGTTTTTTCCCTCGTCGCTGAGTTGCCAAAAAGGGCCGATATTTTCCCTTAGTACCAGTCCCAACAGTACCAGATAGTAATGTGCCTCATCCTGGAACAGGTTCTCACCCACAGGTACTTTATCTGATTGACGTACAATACTGCCGTTCTTCAAACACAACTCCTTCAACCGACTTAAACTCATGCTATCCACAGTCGCCAGACTTGCCGCAATCCCCATAGCCGTCACATTAGGGCTGATTGCAGGCAATAAACCGGATCTGGCCGCGATTTGCAGCATTTCCACTTGATCTCTGGCCGGGGAGGTTACGCCCTGAAAAACAGTGTCATCAATGATTACTTCAATGTTGCGCCCCATATTTATGTTTCCTCTGCGCTGGCGAACTCGAAGATGAACTGTTCGTCATTCACCCCACTTTTCCCCGCACGAGTAGTAGAGCCACGATTGGTCATCACGCCGTCAAATCCGGCAAAGCGCTCATCGGTACCAGTCTGCGAAAACGTGAACGTGGCATCAATACCGGACTTTTCAGCGGCCAGCAGTTGCCGGGCCTGAACCGATCCCGGCATCAGATTTATCGTTAATCGTTTGGCACGGGTTTTATTATCCAGGCGAACAGACGTTCCGCCTATCCCGCGTTTTAGTGCTGCCCTGGGTTCTAGATCTTCAATGGTAATGGGTGGATCGGTATCACCAAAGTCATCAATAGGGATCCCGAAGACCGTTAGATTAGAACCGTCAGCGCCGTATCTGTGCATTGTCATAAAGGATCACTCCACGGTAGCATTGATTTCAGCAACATGACCCGCACGGCCTAAAATCACTAACAAGGTGGTTAACGGGTAAACACGTTTTTTGCGTTGGTCCGCCGTCAGTGAAAGCACATCCTCAGGACGTGACCGGATGACAAAACCAAAATCAGCCACTTTAGTCACACCATCTTCCGGATCAATATAGGAGCCAGTACCCAACACGCCATTATCGAAAAAACGCTTACAAGTGGTAGCGACTGTAGACAGTAACCCGTCGTAGTCCCGTGGGGTTAGTGCCCGTTTGGTGCCAACATTGGCAATGTAGTTGTAACCGTCCACCTGAATATGATTTTTCAACACATCCAGATTGAGCACATCATCGATAAATTCACCGTAGGACGACATCGACTTACTGTTAATCACACGGCTGCTATCAATTTGACCGGCCAATTCAATTTTGGTAAAAAAGACCGCATTTTTGGCTTTTAACGCATTGTAGGCGCTGGTCGCCATATCATCGCCCATGACACCTGGCAACACCTGATACTCACCAGTAATGGCGGTATCTAGCCCGGTTGGCCTGAACTTATGGAATGCCGCCGCCAATTGCACCATTGAATAGGCTTGTGTCGGGTCGGCAGTAACGGATCCAGCCGTTTTATACCCGACAAACACATGCCGATTACCTTTGCTTTTCAGTAGAGAAATGACATCATTATCTTTGTTTTGATCAGCTATATCGACGTCGCTAAATGTCCACCATACCGGATGGCTATTGGCATCAGACCAGTCGGCTAACTGGAGAATAATCTCATTAGTGGTGACATCACTGGTTTTGAAAAAGTAGTGATAGCGCCAAATGCGATCTGTTGCGCTGTTTACCATTTCCATCAACAGATCTTTGGTATTCTTCATCCAGACCGTGATTTGTGGCGGTTTGGGGATCTGCGCAAAATAGCGGGTGGCTATGTGATAAATCGGGCTGGTTGTTTTGAAATCAGCCCCAAGCTCTGGAAGTGATGCATAGTCACGAAATGAATCAGCACCAAACTTCACCCCTTCAGCTAAATCAGACGGGTCAGCAAACGTCAGGGCACTGGAGAAATCACCGTACCCGAGTCCTGCTGCCGTCAGAATAATATTGACGGGAATAATATTATCAACCGGATAAGCCATAAGTACCGTCTCTTTCTCTAATTTGAATGTCAAACCCTGCGGCGCGTAACAGCGCGTAGGATACGGTTTTCTCAATGAATAGATGGATATCAGCCTGATAGCGAGGTTGTAGCCCTGCCTGTAACAACCCTGTGAGATTTCGGCGGTTGCTGACAAAGCGCCAGGCGATCTTGTTGTGAAAAAGATAGTCACTGACGGGCGTCACAAAATTGGCATTGGCTAAATGCATGGCAGCAGTCGCCGCGCCAGCATTCAAAAAATTGACTGACAGCAAAAACACCATTGAGGTACAGGCTGTTTCTCGCAGGTCCTGCCAGTCGTTCCCTAATGCCGGGTCCGTTTCAACAATAACAGGGATAAATTCGCGCTTACGCCGGGTCTGTCCATAGGCTCGTACCGGAATGGGGTTATAAGTGGCGTACAAATCATTACCCACCAGAGGAGTACGGCCCTGGTCGGCTAAGACAACACGGTCGAGAGGGATCTTGGTGGCCAGAGAAATCAATTGCTGAAATATCGGATACATCTCTTCAATAGTTTCCATCAGCCTGTACCTCGATAGCGTTCAACCAGTGCACGGCAAAAATTGCGCCAAGGCCGGTTATCGCAGGAAATGACCCGCCATTGCCGTATTGCCAACCCGTCACTGAATTCCAGCAAATCACTAAACCTCCCCTCGTCATCGGGCCACAGATAATTCACACCATCGTTGATGTATACCACCCGGAGATCTTGTGGATTTGCAGTGCCTCCCATGCCGATGAGCATCTGAATATCTTTCCATTTTACCGACTGAACATTCACTTTTTGCAATTCGGTGACCTGTGGTTCGCCCTGCAGCCAAATCCCACCGGGGCCGCGATAGTCACCGGCAGTCGGTCGAATCAACCGGATGCCACCCTCAATAGGCGAATTAAAGGTGGCATCAATATGCCCATGCATATCCAGACCATTACCGAACATGATTAATCCTCCACAATGTGAGTAATTACGCCCTTTAACATACCGTGGTTAATCAGTGGCGTTGCGGATCCCTTGGCGGCAATGGTTGCGTCAGCATTGCCGGGTTGGATACCGGCCTCGATGGCCTCCTGGCAATATGCACCGCTACCAGATGCCGTGGTTGACGCAAAAATACCGTCAACACGGACCTCGCCAATTTCGCCTGCTACCACATCATCTACCCAGCAAACAAAATCCAACTTCACACCGATGCCCCCAGCAGTCAGGCGACCTTGATTATCCCCTCTGGCAGTAATGACAGTGACCGCATCACCCGCATTAGCCCCATTAACGCACAGGACAAACATCGGCCCTTTCCGCAGTAAAGACGCGACATGATCCACACCATAACCCACGTCATAATCCGGCGGATTCGTTGGCACGCTATTACTGAATTCCGCCATTGAACGGACGGTAAACCCGATGATCTGTGCTGCCATTGTGGTCGGTGTCACCGGGGCGCAAGAACGAATACCTGCCCCCCGGATCACCGCCCGACCAAATGGCACCATTTCTGTTTCAACGCGGCGGGATATCACTTCGCAAATATCAGTAGTAGAAATTTGCCCTTCGTATGCCTTGTCGCGCCACAGGGTGAAGTCACTCTGCGCAATAGCCATTATTTATCCTCCGGTTGTTTGCCATAACGTTTGTCCAGCCAGGTCTGGCGAACACTGTTACGGACCGACTGAGCATCACCCATTTTGATTTTCGTCATGTCGTGGCCCAAATTGATGATGGAGTCATTAACATCATCTTTATCATCAGGATCGTCGTCATCTTCATTTTCCCGACGCTCTTCTTCCGCATCGAAATACGCCAATACATAGGCATCAGGGGCCTTATCCCACGAAGCGTATTTGCGACATTTGATACCGGCCATATCCAATGCTGAACGTTTAATTTTCAGCGGTTCAACAGAGTCACAAATGAAATCCACACCCGCTATCTTGATGGCAGAGTCACGGGCAGTGATAACATCTGACAATCGTTTCGCAATGGCAGCGTCAGAAGCTTTTTCTTTTAATTGCGCGATCTCTTCATCTTTTGCGTCAGCTTTGGCTTCAGCCTCTTCCCGTTTCTTTTCCGCTTCATCTTTGGCGACTTTAGCCTTCTCCTTACCCTCTTCCGCATCTATGACACGTGTTTTCAGCGCATCAATAGAAGATTGGATCAGTTGCTGGGTTGCTTCATCCGCAACCTCCACACGTGCACCGGCATCCAACAGAACTTTAAACATGGGGTTCACTCCCTCTGGTTTGCGATCAAATAACCGCGCCAGATGTCCGGCTCTGGCCTGATCACACAGCGCGATATGGTTAATGGTGATGGTGCGTTGAATAAATTCGTAAGCAGTACCACAGGGTGCGATACCCGGTGCATGTTGATATTCAGAGGTATAACCGGCTGATAGCTCCTCTTTCTCTTGATTGATTTCATCAATGGCGTATTGATCTTTGATAAGAAGATCGACAACCACATAGTCAGCATCCTCAACATCCTGTCGGCCCGGAGAGATGACGTGCCCCACCGTCACCTGTCTGAACGTTTGGGCATTTACCAGATCATCAGGGTGATCAATCGTGATATCTGCATTGTCGTAACTGGCCAGACTCGCAGGGGAAAAAACTTCTTCTTGAGGACGGTAGACATTCACAATTTGACCGGGTGGCCGATCCGTTAATCCCAGTTCAGAGGCGAGATACTGCTGTACACCGACGCGGGCAACCCGCCCGGGGACTTTTAAATAGCCCTCAGCAGTGATTTCTCGTTGGGAATTAATCGGAAAGGACACACGGTCACGTACCGTGATCCGCATAATAAATCCTGTTAGTAATCAATATCTTTAAGTTGGGGTATCGCGTGACAGCGGCACCCTACATGTGCTCTGCCGGGGAATAACCCTGTTTCTCCGTTGTAGGCTGCACCCCGTAACCAGAGATAAACCCCTACGCCATAACCCACATCAGCGCGGGCAATTTCAAAACATTTGATTCTGGCCCGGGGATATTTACCCGCAGGGTTACCAGATACGCGTACATCTTGCGACGTAGACCAGCGAAAACGGACTATCCCTGCGTTCACCTGCCGTGTATGCGTAATATCACTACGAATTTTGGCAGTTTGGTCGAGGGAAATAAGATGTGATCGCTGATAGGTGGCACCGGTAACCTTCTGGATATTCCTGACCATCGTTGTCAGAGAATCACCTCGCATAATGCTGTCCATAACTTCCCGCTGAATATCATCGAAATAATCGGAGGACAGTGATTTGATCAGTGCAACATTGTTTTCCACCGATGCATCGAAATAATCGACCAATGACTCATTAACCATGAGTGAGGTCATATCGATACCGATGGCGCGATTAATTTGCTCGACAAATGCCGCTGAACTTTCAGACTCAGCCAGACTAACGACGCGCTGCGCTAATCGGTCAATCTGTCTGCCGAAAGTAGACGTATAAAACTTCTCCGATGCCTGCCTGATCGCCTGTTTGATGATATCGATCAGATAACTGTCGGCGGTGTAATTACGGCGTAACACAGGGATTAATACTTCATCCACGGATTGGGCCATTAACCGGACAATGTCACGTAACCGAGCACGATAATAGTATTCGGTTTCATTCGTCTGTTTAATTGGTCGGATGGGGGCTCTGCGATGTGGTGGGATCTGTTTTATCAGCGTCTGAAGTGTTGCCAAGCCTGAACTGATAATCACCTTGTCGTTCGGCGGCCTCGTCATCGGCAAGTCGGGTAATATCATTTTCGTCAATGCCATAAACCCCTTGCTCCATCAATTTACGGGCTACCTGCGATGGCAATACCACTCTCTGCCCAAGGCGAATTTCATCAGCCTGAGCATCTGCCAGCCGTTGTGTCGAAATTTCGGTATCCGTGGGTTGAGACAATGGCGCAAAGGTAAAATCCAGATGATCCGGCATCGTCCCCAGTGCTGAACGGACAAACACCTGATCCAGTCTTTTCAAAAATGGTCGGTATTTCGCTTCCTGATCCCCCTTGATAGTGCTGAAATAATTGTTCTGATCACCTTGCCCGGAGTCGCCCAGCCCTTTTGCCTGCACGCCGAACAATCGGGTCATGGGAATACCTGATGCGCCGGATGTCCATTCCATCAGGGCAGCCAGTACTTCCCCCAGACCACCAAAGGATATCTGTTTGCGATCCAGTACCTCATCGGTATCCAACAAAGCTAGCCGGAAGAGTGATTTCATCATGCCAAAAATGTGATAACGCTTTGCTATCGCCTCATCCATATCACCAGAAGAAAGATCATTCGCCAGATTCTTACGGTTTATGGTGTCGATATTGGCTTCCATAATCAGTGAGGAAATCCCCCCTTTGGCCGCAACTGCATCTTTCACGTCTTCAAGGCAACGTCTTAACCGGCTGTCATCCCAACCACCATTGATCATGCGTAACCGCATTGGTAACGCTGCGCCGGGTGCTCGAACAAAATGGCTGAAATGAATGAGCTGTTGACCACCATTAACCCGATAATAATCTGGCTGCATAAAATTCTCAGCGAGAGGATCGGACACGTTATATCGCTGACCGTTGATCAACATACGGTCTAAAACCAAAAGACGCTTCAATGAGCCTTTTTTTATTTTACCCACCTTAAGTGGACGAGAGAGATCCTGATCAGTCAGCATCAAGACACCCGCACCACCGTATAACCCAGCCCATTTAAAGGCTTCCTGTGTCACACACTTAATATTGAAATGATTTTCAACATCACGCAGTATTGAGGCATCATCAGATGGAAATGTCCGCCACTCACGGGTGGCGTCATCTACCGGGATATCGATGATTGAACGGGCGATCCAGTTTTCTGTATACGCCGCTTCCAGTTCGGTAAAGTCCTGCATCACTCCATACATAAATCGGCTGTACATGCGCCGGTCACGGTCGGTCCCCATACCTGTCATTACATTCGCCAGACCATCAGCTGTCAGGCGAATACGGGGTTTACCGCTAAAATCCAGTTTTTTACTCATCGTTAAACCCACTTGTCGTAACTGATGCTGCCACCAGCAATTAATTCGATCTCTATCGAGTCCATGATTGTGTCGAGAATGTCGTCGTTTTTGTGACTGTCATCAGCCGAGAAATCGGCACATTCAGTCAGTGCAGGCATGACCCAATCAGTGGCGGCAGCAACAGTGCCATCCCAGTAATAAACCTGCGGGATTTTTTGGCCGTCATCAGTCATTAGTGCCGGAAGATAGACACAGCCAGTTTTCATCTGCGGGATGGTATTCAAGCAGCGGATCAGTTTGTTCTGGCCTGAACCACGGGGAATGGTCAGAACCGGAATGCTTTTACGTTTTACCAACGTAGTAATCAGACCTTGACCGGCCTGCTTATCCTCGATACCCATATGGCGTAATGGCGCAGGGCGTTTGGGATTATAAGGCCGCCACTTCTCCCATAGATCCTGGGCGGTGGTCAGTAAATCTTCCGGGTCCCACCGGCCACGTACACTGTCGATAATGTAGAGATTGCTATCAACGCCCATTCCCACCAGCGTAAAGACGGTGTAGTCGTTGTAATCTTCAATTTTGCCGGAGTTGGTATCGACATAAACCGCCCGATGACTCAGCGGCGGTAAATGGGTGTAGCGCTTAAACCAGTCAGTATCGATTAACCCGCCTGTCAGTGCGCGTGGTCGCTGCATATACTGCGACATAAAAGTGTATTCGTCGCTTTCCCACAGGCGCAGCAAATCACCGATATCTTCATTTACCGGCCAGTAGGACCAGTAACTTACGCCGCTAACCACCACACTTTCAGTATGTTTAACCGAGAGCCAACATTGAGAGCGCCACGGCTCCGGCAGTGTATCTATGTACTCTTCACTGAGCAGAGCCGGAATGGTGATATGGTGAAAATCTATCCCCATTTTGCCGGAAAGCATAAAGCCGGTAGCATCGTCGGTATGCAACCGCTGCTGAATAGAGACGAACGGTGTCGGGTGCGCTTTGCTTTTATCGCCGCGCCGTGAGCGGATGGTATTCACCAATAAACGGTTAGCGCTGGTCCGTTTCGTCGCCGAAAACATATCATCGGGTTTGTTGTAATCATCCAGCCCGACAAAACCGGAGAAATCCGGTCCCGGATAACCCGCACGGCTACCGGTTAATTGGCCACCACTGGAGCGGGAGACCGTCTGCCCCACCGTCCGACCTCGGCTATTAACGATTTCCCATTCTTCCGCCTGATTCACCCCAAAGCGGCAAGGCCATAATGACTGGTATTCAGGGCTGGCGATAATATCGCGGGTGCGGCGGCTATTACGCTTTACCAGCGTATCGGCAAACGACACATTGAGATTACGAAAACGCGGTAACTTGCCCGCCTGCACCAACATATTGATATAGGCAGGCAGATGAACCGAAATGAATTCTGTTTTAGTCCCACCGGGTGGCACGTTAACAATCAGATTGCGCGGTTGCAGACGGTTATTAACCAGGTCATCCAGCGTCGAGGCCATCATTTTATGATGCCAGTTCACCAACAGCCGATCACTCTGCAACAGCTCAAACCAGATACGGGTAAAGTTGAGAAACGATTTCTCAGATCGGGATTTCAGGGCGACACGCGACGGGAAATCCAGATTTTCCCATTCGAGAATATCGCTCATGTGGTGATCCTGCTATCGCGCCATGTTTGGGTGATTTATCGCCATTATTCCCCTTGCACTTTTTGCCCGATAGGGACAAAATGACATTTGTAATTACAGATGTCATTACGTAAGTGAGGTTCAAATATGGGTAATATTAATATTCGCATTGATGATGACTTAAAAGATCGTTCTTATGCGGTACTGGAAAAACTGGGCGTCACCCCCTCTGATTTACTGCGCCAGACGCTGGAATATGTGGCACAAAGTGGCAAACTGCCCTTTAAATCCGTGTTGCTGACTGATGAAGATCAAGCATTGGTCGCCGTAGTCAGAGAACGTTTAGCCAATCCACAACCGGTCAGGGTGTCACTGGATGACTTATAATCTTGATTTTGATCGCCGGGCGCTGAAGGAATGGCATAAGCTCGGCGATACCGTACGTCAGCAATTTAAGAAAAAGCTGCTCGAAGTGATTAAAAATCCACGCGTTGAAGCCAATAAACTGCGCGACTTGCCTGATTGCTACAAAATAAAACTACGCAGCGCCGGATACCGCCTGATTTATCAGGTGCAAGACGAAAAAATCACGGTTTTTGTGGTTGCCGTGGGTAAACGGGATCGTGAAGAAGCCTACAGTGAAGCTGGCAAGCGCGTCTGATTGTCAGTATTCAATCCAACCCCGGCAATTTACCCTCTAACATCTGCTGAGCGTTCGAATAATCTTCTGGCTTGTAATTCACCTGGTTAATGGCACCACCATCAGGGCCGCTGATTTCGGTTTTATTTTTCAGCATACCCAAATGCTGCCCAACCATTTTTAACGCGTCGTCCTGATTACGGGTAATGACCTCTAAGCCAAACTTACCTTGCTTAACACCAGCATAAAGACGACGGGCTGAAACCGATAAATCACGCGAATCATGAAAATGTGCCCTGCCTTGTCCCTCCCCATTACAACGTGGACAATCCGGATTGGGATCGAGCGTGCTGTCAAAACCATAACCGCCATCATCCAGTGGCGCAGGTTTTCCGTTATTGGTTCTTTTCTCTGATTCTTCCTGATATTCCTGCTCGTTAATCCACTGGTATTTATTTTCAATGCCCCAACAGTGACGGCAGCATAAACGGCGAAACTCTGAAATTTCGTTGGCGTTGGCTGTTGCAATATCCCACCACCAGCTTAAAACAGCATCCTGCGTGATATGTGTCCTTCTTTCTCTTGCCGCCATGGTATCGTGTATGGCTTTGTTTACTGATACGTGACGATACAGTCGACGGGCAGCAGCGGCACCGGTTAATCCCTTACATTTATATCCGGCCCGTTTATAAGCAGCCGTTTTATCTAAATCAATTAAATATTCACTGACGAATTTTGCCTGCATATCGTTAAGCCCATATCTACGGGCAATAGAGCAGCTTTCTTCAATTTGATTTTCATTTGGTGAGCAATTTGCATCAATTTGGTTTTCAATTGGAGAAATTAATTTTTTAGTCTTGGTTCGCAGGTTCGCACAGGAATTATGCGAACCTGTTTTGCGAACCTTTTCGGGCTTAGGCCAACTGTCGGCTTTAGCCTTCTTCCGTATTGCTGTATCACTTACATCGTACTTTTTAGCTAATGCACGAACAGAGAGCAGCCCGGTACAGTATTCGCGCTTTATCGCTCCCCAATCCGGTTTTTTCATTTTTTACTCACATTTTGGTTTTAAATATTCCAGCAAGAAAATCATGGCTCGCGTGTCGCCTTTCTTGGCTTTGATAAAAAGCGAATTTGACAGGTCGGCTATCCCTTTAGCCTTTCCCCGGCGTACTGTCAGTCGGTAAAGTGAAATAGCAGGTTTGTCTCTTCGTAACTTATCAATATCTATATCCAGTGTGTCAGCTATCTGTTGTTCCGTTAATCCACGCCCAGCCAATGCCTCGACCTTATCAAGTATCGGCTTATCCATCGTCATACCCTCTTTGGATAGGGTTTATGACGTGATAGCAGAATTTTTTTCATTTTCTTGTCAAGGGGCATCAGGTATTTATGCTTTCCTGCTGTCTTGAACTCTTGGGCGTTGGGGTCTAAATACTGTCGGATTGATTCAAGACTTTGCTTTACCCCTTTGGCAAAAATGCTGCGCGGGTGAGTTTTCTTACCTTTGATAATGAACGCCCCCACTGTTCCGGCACCAAATAGCCCCTCATATATCCAATTGGTGGCCTGATAAATTCCGCCATGATGATTTTGATCTTTATCTGCATAGGAGACGATTAGTCGCAGACCGGGGCAAACATCAGCAAGAAATTTAATCGCTTTTGCCAATATCTGACTAACTGGCGATATGTGCTGACGTAATGCCACACGGGTAAGTTCGCACACTTGATCCTGCTGCAAACTGTAAGGCTGCCCAATATGGTTATTGGCACCGCGGCTAAAAATAACGACACCAATAAATTTCCCATCTTCCCACGCACCCACTTTTACCAATTTTCCCACTGGTACCGCTTTGGCATAATGCCAGTTAAGGCAGGCAAAGCTGGCAGCCTGATGAGTCGCCCAATCCACCGTGAGTGTTGTCATAGAACACCCCCACAGTGTGGGCAGAGCTTGGCATCCAGATGATCGAGCTTTCCCTGATCATCTTCGTTACCAGGCAGAAAATCGAGATTCAACATTTGATCGATTTCATCAGACAAAAATCCGGTTAGGCCAAGGTCAAAATTTTCTGCCAATAAATCACTTAATTCCAACGTTAGGAAGTCCAAATCCCATCCGGCATTCAACGACAATTTATTGTCAGCAATACGATAGGCTTTTTTCTCTGATTTTGTTAAACCACATAACGTGATTGTGGGTACATCTTCAATACAACACTGCTCTGCAGCCAGTAAACGGCCATGACCTGCGATAACCTCCCCTTGCTCATCAATCAAAACCGGATTCGTCCACCCAAATTGTTTGATACTCGCGGCAATTTCATCTACCTGATCCGCTGAGTGTGTTCGTGGGTTATTTGCATAGCCCATCAGCAAAGTGAGAGGCTTGTAGAGTATCTCCAATTTTCTGTGATTTTTTTCTATGGCCATGGTGTATGTTCCAACTAAAATGACCCTGCTCTCGAGAGCAAGTGGGCCTTGGTTCGTACTCATGACCGATCCTGTGGGTATGAATGGCCGTTAGTAGCTACAACTACCAGCGGTCGCCCACCTTCCTAAATAAAAAAAAACCACCAGCAACCATGCTCAGGGTGAGCGGAAAGTGTCACTGATGGCTTTGCTTGCGCATTATCAATGGTACTCAGTGAATGCCATCTGTAATGCCATTATTTTGCACAAAGATATCAAACAATCCCGGCATGCAGATTTGATGACATCCCAATCTAGTTTGGTCTTTATTATTTCTCGTCAATAAAGTTAAATCATCGATGCCCGATACTAATAATTCAAAAACGCTTACGTGACATTCAAATCGATAAGGCACTCGCAATAGGACATATCTTGTTTGTCGGTGAATAACATATTTTCTCATTTATAAAGGAAGTTTTATGTCTAATACTGCTCGCATGCCAAAATTTAAGATCGGCGATATTGTTTATCTGGTTACCGGCGGCCCAAGCATGTCGATATCAGAAGCATTGAACGAACACAAAAATGGCTCAAGGGATTTCCATGGGAACTACAAATGCCAATGGTTTGCAGGTAAAAAACTAGACCAAGGTTTATTCCCAGAAGAATCTCTGACCCCAACAAACCCAAAGCCTTAAACCCAAACGCTCCTGAGGTATCTGTTACTGATATTTCTTCCTGGATGATGGCTATTCTTAAAAAAGATGGCTGCCTATATCAGCAAAATGTAGTCGATTACCTTGTGAAAGCTGATAACGAGCAGCACCTGAAAGAAAATGCAGATGGAAACCAAGTCCTATCAACGAAAGTCATCAATAAGTTCAGGGTTGATAGTGGTGAAGATGTTGTTTGGGTAAAACCTGATAAATACTGGCGTTATCGCGTCGCAGAAGATGAGGATGGCCGCGAAGCTAGGGGATAACCTCAGGCCACACAGGTGGCCTGAGGTTATTGACAAAGTGCCCGCGACGGAGAGAACAGGCAGATCGTAAAGACGCCGTAAATACATCCATGTAGGCTCGAGCCGCGCCATCCTTGGCGCGGACGCTTTACTCCTCTGCCTATCCTCACCGTTCAAGATCGAGTCATCGGGGTTTGTCAGCAGTCTGAGGCCACACAGGTGGCCTTTGATTTTCATTCAGAACTTAATCTGATTCTCATAGATAAAACTGCTAATGACTTCGTATCGGCTAGCGTACTTATCAGCGATATCCTCCAGATATTCACTAGGCTTATTATTACCGTGATATTTAACTATGTATTCTTTCACCTTATCAGGATCAATTAGAGTATCGTTTTCTAAAATCAACCTATAGATAGCCTTGTAAAAACGCTCATCATCTTTTGGGTGGTATGAATTCCATGTGGGAATCTTTAACCAGGCATCAAGAGCAGATAAATTTAGCATTACACCCCCTATTGTTCATATTGAAGCCGAAGTGGCAACCCAATAATCCCATCACATAGAGTTTTCACCAAATTTTAGCGTCAATAAAAAACTGGTCGGATGGACTGCCCCCATAAAGTTGAGCAGCTTATATCCGGCGGTAGCATTTTTACAGTGAGATGGGGAGCTTATCTTCATCAACTCCCTCATCGCGCATTTCTTGTCTTAAATTAGCGATTTGTTCCAATTCTTCATTGGAAGGATAATTGTCAGACAGATACACAGCAAACTCGTAGACAGGAGGAGGATTGAACGTGATTACCCACGCTAGTGCATTATCAGCTTCCAGTTTATTCACCTCACTACACTTCTCTGCTGTCAGCCTCATTCCTTTCATTACCGGCTTACCATCAACTCGCGTGACGCCACGGCAAATAGTCCAGATATTCTTTCCGTCCAGATAAGCCGTCAGCCTGTTGCCTTCTTTTTCATCCAGAAACTGGCTAAGAATGATTGATGCTGGAACACCCGCGATAACAAGACCAAGAACAGCGGCGCTAATTTTAGTTTTAGTCGATGCCATTATTCACCGTCCTGTTTATATCCGTGCCGCCGGTCCCATATCTTCACACCCGCATTCAACAAAAATGTCAGGACCATAAAAAGCAAGGAGCCAAGTACACCAATTACCGTCCATTCATCAGGGGTAAATCTTGCTATTAACTCCTTAACCCAAAAAATGAAACTACTGCCAGATACGGTATAGGAGACCGCTGTAGTGATATTACCTATTCTCATCGTCTCCCTCCCTGAAGGATAGGTTTTTACAACACACAGAATAACCACAGTAAATATGAAAGCATTATTGTACTGCGCTTAGTTTTGTCAGCATTTGACGGAAAGTCTAAATTTAGGCTATATTCAGACTCTCATAGAACCCTGTAAGTCACACTGTCGGGGCTGTAACCTGATAGATATTTAACGCTTCCGACCTCACGATGTCTGTATGAAGCGTATACACGTAGCCTTCATGATTTTTATAGCGGAATGAATCGCCTTTTGACGCAGGAGTCGCCGATGAGAGTAGAAACAATTAGTTTTTTGAAAAAACACGCAGCTTCACTGGAGCTATCAGAACCCATTTTAGTCACTCAAAATGGAGTGCCCGCTTATGTCATCGAATCTTACGAGGAAAGAAAGCAGCGAGATGATGCTATCGCATTACTCAAACTGCTTACGATTTCAGAAAAAGACAAAGCAGAAGGCCGTGTTTACACTCGCGACCAATTATTGGCAAATATTTAGCTTGTTACTAACAGGAGGCACAAATGATAACTCCCCCGACAAGCCATACAGCCAATATCGAATACACAGAAACCGCGCTTTCGTGCATAAAAAGAATTGCAAGTTTCCTAACTCAGGTAAATGTTGAGCCAAAGCCAATTTTAGACGCGGCATTAAAAGAGTTTGAAGCCAGAGTGAGTACTTTTCCTGAAAGTTGCCAAATCGCGCCCCAACTCCTATCCATTGGTTGCGCAAAATATCGTGAATGCAACACGAAGAATGGATATCGCATTATCTACAGTGTCAGTGCCACGCTTGATGAAATCACATGTCATGCGATCCTCCGCCAAAAACAGGATCTACAGGGCTTGCTTTTTTCACGTATTATCGAGCGATAAAAAATATAAAGTATCTAAAAACAATAAGTTAAATCTATATTGTTATAAGTGAATTAATCAAAATATCTCGCGTAATATTCTTTGTATTAGCCTATCACTACTGACCGTATAACCATTATTATCACACTAGCGGGTAAAATTCGTAACGAATAGCTTTTTTATGTAATTTTTTCAATTTCAGATTTATGTGTCCATTCATCCATTTCTAATTTTGCCCCGGACATAATCAGGCAGGCATCCACGAAGGTTTCAGCCATCATGAGTTTAAGCCTGATTTTTCCCTCTGAGCACTTCTGTTTTCGCGCGATGGCCGACTTCGAAATACCTTTTTTGTAATGCTGCTCAATCAGAGCATAGTCTTCATCACGGCCAACTTTTTTTAAGCTCCCTACAGCAGCATCGACTACCAGACCATCACTATCACAGCACGACAGACGTGATTTTGACGTATTCGGCAATACCCCTTTAAACCCGGCAGCAATGTGAGAATAATCAACACCGCTATATTCATTCGCCGCCCACCCTCCCCAGCGCTCCAGAACCAGTTGAATATCACGTCCTCTTTTTCCACATTGCTGTGCTGAATTATTGTTCACCGGGTTCATAGCTTACCCTCCTGCCTCAACACAGCCTGTGTGCGCATAACACCTTCTGCGTGGTACAGTCGGACTGTCTCCCTATCAATAAAACGGGTACGCCGGTCACATTCGTTATGACAAGCACTGCATCCCCATGCTGCCTGCGCATCAGATGGTTTTATTCCCGTACCGCATGTACCAGCAAGCCGATAATGAGTAAGTACCACCGTTTCAATATCGCTATTGCATATTCCAGGTATGCGGATCTGGCACTCACGCCCTCTCGCCTCTTCACGTAAATTAGCCATAGTTCCCCCTAAGCCGCATAACTCATGAGTTGACTGGCGGCATTTTCCACCTCAAATGGATTATTGAAGGATTTACTGAGAATGAAAGTCCACAGAACATTCAGTGTTGATTTGTATAAATCGTTGAATTCCAGTTCATCCATTGCAGAAAATGAAATAGAACGTGGTTCCCGTAGTGTTGAACCGTCGGGTAATTCAAAAAGGTCATAGTGACCAGCTTCGACCGTTACCCAGCGACGGAAAGCATGGAATGATTTTACGGTTGATAAATTAGCAGCTCGTTTACCGGCCACAAGAGCCAGATAATCATCAGCTATTTCATGAAGTACGCCTTTATTACCAACATATGCCATCAGCCGGTTTATGTAGCCACGCAGGAATTGAAGCTCAAAGGGAGATATCGCACCACCACTGGGTTCCCAGTATTCGAAACCTAAATTAAGCAGAGAGAAGAACTTACGATGAAATGGTGCATTGCGTACACGCTTAAACTCACCGGTGACAATAGTCCCCAGCCGGGTATTTTTGACAAAACTCTCAGCATCCGGCGTGGCCGGTACCAAGATCCCACCAGCGGACTTAGTAAAACTATACTGTGCCATGTCCACACCCCCCGGATATATAGCACAGCAGTACGACGTTTAGGTTTTCGGGTGTTCAGCCCGATATATATAATAGCAGATTCACTCACGAAGATAAGATCATATTTCCTTCTCAATAACTCCCTCAATATGGCTCCTTGCTATTTCTATATTTGCTCCTACACTTACATTTTTTAATTCAATTTAGCTTGGCAGGAGCGAAATTGGAAAACATGACATTGGAATTTCTCAAGTCGGATAGTACAATCTGGCAACTAGCGACACTTATCTGACCCAATGCATTGTTGATTTAATAATATATAACCCAACCGTTAAGAGGATGTTATTATTGACATTTCTTTACCAAGAAGAATGATAAACACTATAAACCCCCAGAGAAATTAATGCTATTATTCATAACTGGCCGAACAGTCGATATACATTTTAAATGTAAAATAAAATACAAACCATTGAACGTTAGTACTGCTTTTTTCGCAAAAATAAACCCACCAGAAATCCGCGAAATTTTTAAGACTCATTCTATACTATAAGCTCCATTGCCCCATACTACACCCTAGATAATTCGAGTTTCAGGAAAGCGGTAAACGAGATGATTATAGTAAGTGATTCGGGTTATTGGCCCCAACCAACGCACATGTAGTATGACAGCCATACAAGCAAGAAATATCTTAAAATTTCATTTTTGAGTTGTTTGCATTAAAAAAAACAAACATATCAAGTTAATATAAAATACTGAATTCGTATTTTATAAAATTAAGCCAAACAACTGAGTCTATAAGGATATTTTATGAGTTTTAATACCTATTTAAAATTAACAGGAAGTGAACAAGGATTAATCTCTACTGGATGCAGTTCATTTGACTCGATTGGAAATCGACATCAGAATGGTCATGACGATGAAATTCAGATACTATCCTTAAATCACGCCATAACAAGAGAGCAACATTGTACACATCATCCTGTTGAATTTATCAAACCAATTGACAAATCATCACCACTAATGGCTATAGCCATATCCAACAATGAAATATTAACCCCATCATTTTCAATTTATAGATTAAATCAATCTGGTGCTTTGGAAATATTTTATGAGATAAAATTAACTAAAGCTACGATAATAGATATCAGTTCAAATTACCCTCATGTAATAAATAATAATGGTGCAATACCGTTTGAAAAAATCTCGTTTATATATGAGTCAATATCCTGGCAACATAAAATAGCAGGCACATCAGGTTATAGCATATGGAGTGACAGAGTTTATTAAACCAATCAATTTTCGCGCCCATGCATTCAAGTAAATATAATTTATGTATGGGCAACGTTAAAATTAAGTCATAAAAATTTTTCTCAAACGATATGAAAAATAAAATGACAAACAAAAACCACCATAGACTACGTACATCATGAAAAATTCAGGTACTTTACCAGATATATATATGAAGAACGCGAAAAACAGCATAGCTAAAGCAACAAACAATAAATCTATAAATACGCGATATAATAGTTTCATAAAAAAACCTCTGTCATAAAATAAACTTTAGCGCTTGAATTATTTCATCAGTTGATTTTCTTTTTATCGAATCCATTAAAACACCCACCTTTTTTTCTATTAGAAAGTAAAGCATTTCTATTTTTTCCTGATATAGTTTATTATAGACAATACTATTTTCACGCCTCAACTTCCTAGCTGACCTTGAAGCTTTTTCTACAATAGCATAAATTTGGATAGCTATAAGACTGGCGCTGGTTATAGTTTTTGTTTTTCTTAACACATCAGGATCTAAAGATATTTTATTCACAATAATAGATGATATCACTTCTGTTAAGGCTATCATTGTCGCCATTTTTGTTGCTTGTTTTGCTATCTGCATAGATCCATACGACATCACAAAGTCAGGAAATGCTGCAATTATTTTTTCTTGTGATTCCTGTGGTATTTGCGTAAACGCTACATCTATAGTTATTTTAATAAGTTTTGAGAGTGTATCTGTATTATTAACTATCGTAAGTATTGCCATGACCATTCTTTTATTTTCTACAAGAATGAGTTCTCTGTTTGCAGATAAGTATTTTTTGATGATTTCATTATACTGAGGATACATTGTTAGTTCCGGTATAATTTCGGGCGATACTGTCATAAATGCCCGCCCAGCACCTAATTCTAAATTTTCAACAGTATCAAATATCACGGTTGATGCGTTTTTTATGAATGCATCAAAATATTTTTCTAGTACAGCATCAGCAGATTGCTTGCTATAAATCATTTAATGAATTCCCTTTTCTAATGAGATAATTCAGTATTATGTATTAATAAGCAAAAAAAAATCAACATATTGTTTAAATACCTTCGTCGGTGATCCTTCCAATGTCACTGAACAATGTGACCCACTTAGCAATAAATAAACGTAAGGCGTTCCCGACGGGTGGCTCAGTACGTAAAGTGATTTGCATGAGTATTCGTTTCAATCCTATAACTTTTTTTCATAATCACAGTAAACTCTCCAAATTCTATTTATTGCTCATTTGGGATGGCAATGATTGATGATGCTCATACGAAAAGCCGAATCGGATCAAGGCTCCCACATCCTGAATCGAATACCCTGCTATAGCCTGTCCTGACTCGATTTTCATTTTATTATTCCTGTAACAGGTCACACGACGATATTGTTCATTTCATCTCATGACAGCCAGAGTTTACTAACATTCATTTTCTCTCCGGTCACGCCAGTAATTTAAGCGTTCTTTAAAAAATGCCCGATAATCTACCGGTACCCGTTCAATCGCTTCCAGTACATGGGCGCGGTTGGTCCTGCGTTCGTACAGGTCTTTGATTAAGCCGCTGGCTATCAAATCAAGATTCAGTTTTTTCTGGCACTCTTTAGGCCAACGAGAAATATTGAACGGAAGTCCGGGGGGAAGGTAGCCCGATTGCCCGTCCATGGTTACACCCTGAATTCAACAACCGGAGATTTTTCATTGATGGTCCGCATGGTCTTACCTCTTCGCGTTTCAACGCGGGTCAGGTGCGATTAAAAATTTGCTGTCGAATACCGTTTTTCTCTGACAGGGAGCTTCATTGCCTCTTTTGACATGCGGCTGGCTTCTCTGGCCACCAACTGGTCAACGGCTAGAAAGTGACCGTTTTGGAACTCCTGATAAACGGTACCGTATTCACCAAATCTGTTTTTAGTTACGATAGCTTCAGCAAATCTTGCAGCCGGGCTATCGGGGTTATAAATGGCCTCCCGATACAACATGATGATGCTGTCAGCATCCTGTTCAATTGAACCTGAATCTCTCAAGTCGGAATTGATTGGTCTCCGATTACCCAGTGGCCTTTCATCCACTTTTCGCGATAACTGGCTAAGAGCAAAAATGGGGGTATTTATTCGACCAGCCAGCGTTTTTAACCTGCGTGAAATTATTCCAAGAGACAGATCATTACGCTCCGCTTTTGGCTTGGTGATCAAACCAAGATAGTCAACCATCACCATCCGTAGTTTTGGATACCGGCGTTTGTGTGTTTCTGCAATGGCCCAAATTTGATCTATGGTCAACTCACTGGCATCTACAATCCAAATATCTCGCCCATTTAATGCCTGTAGCGCAGTATTAATGCGCTCCCAATCCTCATCGCATAGTGTCTTGGGCGCACGTAATTTTGATACGGGCAAGTTTCCGGCCCCGGCAATAGAGCGTTCGACAATCTGCAAGGAAGCCATTTCCATGCTAAATACCAGAGCGCCACCACCATTTTGTGTCGCTCCCTCAACAATCTTCAGTGCAAACTCCGTTTTACCCATTCCTGGGCGACCTGCAATAACAACCAGATCCTGAGGATTAAACCCTCCCGTTATTGCATCCAGTTCAGCAATCCCACTCTGTAGGTTGATTGAATCAATCTCACCATTCATGCGTTTGCCCAATATGTCGATGTAGCCGGGCAGTAAATCGTTGAGATGTACCGGGATGATACCGCCGCTGTCTGCTGTCATATCGATCAACTGCATTACCGCACTTTGGATCACCTGATCACGTTGCTCCTGATTATTAGCGCCACGAATCCCATCAGCAGCCGTCTGAAATAATGCCGTCATAGACCGGCTGTACCAGGTCTTACGAGCATGTGCCGCATAACCCTTCAGGTTCGCCACATTCCCCGGCATACGGACGATGTCAGATAGCGCAGCCAGACTGGTCCCCCCTAGAGCCTCACTAACAAACAGGACATCAATCATTCCCGTTGTCAGTGCCTGTTTTTTTATTTCTGCATATGCCGAACGGTAGAACCGTATGCTGAAAGCCTCTTCCGGCAACGTGGCAATAACCTCCAATGCATCGGGTGTCGAGCCGCCATACAACAGTCCGGAGAGAATTGCCGCTTCCAGTTCCTGAGGTTTCATAACGCACCATCTCGGGTTTTTCTAAGAACCTCAGGCTTCATCAGATAATCAAAGTTTGCCCGCCAACCTTCCCCACTCGCCCCCCCGAAATAAAACTCTGGAGCCTTATCACGAAAAGTTTCAAAGTAGCTCTGGAATGCATCAAGATCTTTTGTTTTTAGGTATTGGAGCAATTCACAGATAGTGCGTTTACGGTCAGGATCCAGCTCGGCAGGAGGCAGAACATCATCAAAAACGCCATTAAATACAGCGATAACAGAATCACAGTCAATAATTCCAGCAGAGATAGACCATGCTCGGGCATCAGCCAGATAGCCGTCAAAGCGGGTCACACGACAGATATTTGCAGGTTTGGCATATCTCCCGTTACGAGACTTCCACGTGTTTATGACCCAATACGTCACCAACTGCAAATCTTCCAATGTGTATGCGTTTCGTGATTTTGTTGGTGTCAGCAGTGTTTCAAACGGTCTCGGATCTTCACATCGGGTGTGAGTGAGTTCGTTGTAGTATTCCAAAGCCTTTTTAGCATTAGTGAGAATACTCACGTCATCTTTCCCTTTAGGGGTAAGGGGTGTATTTATCTCTGTTGTATTCTCTGTTGTATTCTCTTGGAACATTTGGTCATTTTGACCACATGGGATTTGGTCATTCTGACCAGTTCCCAATTTGTCATTTTGACCAGATGCATTTGCAGAATTAAGCTGCTCCAACTGGTCATAATTTATTGAATACCACTTCGTTCGATTATACGGCTCATTCAGTAAAACTTTGTGTAACTGCCTGACCGAAATCAGCCTCATTTCCAGCAGATTTGCCAACGTACGTCTGATCGTACTATCAGACCAGAAACCTAATTCATCAGCCCATTCAGCCGCTGATTTATAAAACCACTTACGGGCATCGTGCTGATGATTAGACCGAGATAGCCAATAATGTATTTGTTGGATTAGGATGGCTTCATTAAGGCCAATTTTTTTTGCAAGTGAGGGAAGCACCTGCAGCGGAGGTTCATTAATTAAAAGTTTTGTGCTGTCCATCATTATACCCCCAGCGCTTCTGCTATTTGCCGACAGGCAACCTGATACTCGCGAGGTGAAAGGTTTAGCAGGCGTAATTCAGCTTTTTTTCTCTCATACTGTTCACAAATGCTATTCGCAGCAACCTGACGCCCTTCATATATGGGGACGATGTCTGCCTTAGTCGCTGGTCGCCCATTCAGCCTGAATCCATTGCAATAGGTGATTTTGTCGATAGATGTAAGCATTGGTCTTGCCTCTGTTTCATACGGTGGTCAGCCGGTGGTGATGTGGTCTGATTGCGTGAAGTGCCGCAACAGCGCCCGATATTCGTTGTGACATGTCACCGTCATCTAGCAACACGGAGCTAATTGCTGCGGCGAATTCTTTACTTGCTATCGAGACCAAATAGTTTATGGTTTCGCCATTCACTCTGGCCCGTCGTTCAGCAGGAAGTGCCGCTTTAATCGCGGATGATAACGCCAACACATTTCGCAATGATGCTTTTGAATCCCCGCGTAACCAGCGAAATAACTGCTGTCTGTTGTTATAAATAGATTTCCAGTCAGCGTTGCCCTCTTCGTCCTCAATTTTATGTAAGTGAACGGAGCCTATATCTTCATTAAGTAGGAAAAACATCCGGCTGATCTCTATCGCGACATATTCTTGTCCTCTTTCAGTTGCCCATGCCAGCACCTCAGCTTTAAGGGCTTGAATTTGTTGTTCCACGTTGTATCTCCTGTCGAAATTGATTGTTGATAATCAGATTTGTGTATTAATTTTGATTAAGCTGCTCTGATACATAGCAGGGTCATATCTCAGTTCGCCATGAGTAATACGTTCAATCCTCATTGCCTGTTTCTCAGGGATAATTTCCCCCCAGCGACAAACAGCAGGGTGCTTTATGCCGAGAGCTATAGCAGTATTAACAACCCCACCAAAAAACTTAACGACATCTTTTTTTTTCATAAAGCACTCCTCTTTAACCCCAATCAAAGGTAACAAAAGGTACATGGTAAAGCAAACACTTTTCACATCGTTATCAAGTAACATTAGTTACATGAAAACTGAAATGAATGACCGTATCCGTCTTCGCAGACTGCAGTTGGATCTCACTCAACTCCAATTGGCCAAAGCTATTGGGGTGAGTAGAGTGTCAGTTACAAAATGGGAGTCAGGAATAACTAAACCTGATGGAGAAAACCTCCATCGGCTTGCACAAACCCTTTCATGTACTCCTGAATGGATTCTCTACGGAACAGGGGATTTACGTCAGGCTGATGATACAAATCTCATGCCTGCCACAGTAGTGCCTACAGCTATACCTATTATTTCATCAGTTCAAGCTGGAGTATGGACTGACACATTTTCCGCAGTCGGTATTTCTGATGTGCTGAGATGGTGTAGCACCACCGTAAAAGTTTCTGATAGCGCATTTGCATTAGATGTTCGTGGGGAATCAATGACAAACCCCAATGGTTTACCCTCTATACCCGAAGGTTCGACTGTTATTGTTGAACCTAATTATGGTTCTATCGAAGACTTATACGGCAAGATAGTAGTCGTTATCATTGATGGTAGTTCCGAAACTACAATTAAAAAATTAGTTGTAGACGGCCCCAATAAATATTTGATGCCACTAAATCCGAACTTTAAACCAATTGAAATCAAAGGTAACTACCGTATTCTCGGTAAGGTAGTTCAAGTTACTCAAGACTTATAATCAATAACCCATCATTGATGGTATGGGCTATTCCACGCCCCGACATGTAACCAGAGGTACGGTCATATTGACAAAATTGGTACTTTTAGGTACACTCATACTATCACCATAATCACAGCAGTTGATGCGAACAGGTAAGGATATCCGTATTAAAAAAAGAGATGCAGCCATAATTGGCGTCCTGTTCAGCGTATTTTATTCAGCACGGACCTGATGGTGTTAAAAGTTACATTTTAAAAATTGAGCAGAAAAAATGACCCATTTACATAAATATCACCGACCAAAACATATAGCGGGCCAGTTCCAAGAGCAACAGCCCGCAGGATAAAGGGGCAGGACCATGAAGAACGAACACGATGTGATAACAAAAGAAGAAATGATTGAATTGACCGGCCACCGTTATAAGTCAAAGCAATGTGAATCTTTGCGCCGTGCAGGGATATTCTTTATTGAACGACTGGATGGTCATCCGAAAACCACTTGGGGCCATTTCTTAAATCCTGTCGGTTTGCGTGGTAAGGCAGCAGAGCAGGAGAAAGAGGAACCCAATTTCGAGGTAATGAACAATGGCAGGTAAACGTAAAAAACCCAAGGACACTGACTTACCTCCCCGTGTTTATCGCGGTAAATCAAAATATGAATTTCATCCTGCACGGGGCGGATCAATATCTCTCTGTCCGTTGGATGCCCCTATTTCACAGGTGTGGTCAGACTACGAAAAGGTCAATGACAGGCTTCCAGAGAAAGTCACATTAAATAAACTTACTGAGCAGTTTCTTCACTCCATGGATTTCTGTGAGTTAGCTATTGAGACACAGAAAGATTACCGGAAATACTCACTCAAATTGCTGCCAGTCTTTGGAGAAATGTCCCCTGACAATATAAGACCCGAACATATAAGAAAGTATATGGATAAACGAGGAATAACGAGCAGAACGCAGGCTAACCGGGAAAAAACTTTCCTTTCTCGCGTTTATCGCTGGGGATATGAACGCGGAATGGTGAAAGGCAATCCATGCAGAGGGGTCAAGCAATTTACGGAGAAAGCCAGAGACCGCTATATTACAGATGAGGAATACGACGCAGTGTATCAAGTCGCACCTGATGTTGTCCGAGTTGCAATGGAAATAGCCTATCTGTGTCTCGCCCGGCAAGCGGATGTCCTTGCTTTGCGTCGTGATCAGCTCAGAGAACCCGGGATCTATATCAAACAGGGTAAGACGGCAGCCAGGCAGATTAAAGCATGGTCTGAACGGTTACGTGATGCCATAACACTGGCTGAGTCCCTTCCCCTGAAGTCAGGTATAAGTAGTGTGTATATCATCCATCAACGTACAGGTTTACGGTATACGCGTGATGGATTTAATAGTAAATGGCGCAAAGCCAGGGAAGTCGCAAAAAAAACATATCCAGAGTTGGATTTTAATTTCACCTTCCATGACCTGAAGGCTAAAGGTGTTTCTGATCTTGAAGGGACACTCAGTGAAAAACAGGCAATTTCAGGGCATAAAAACATGGGGCAAACGGCACGATATGATCGGAAAATAAAAATTGTGCCGGTAGTCGGTAATCAAAAAAAGTGA